CAACCCATATGAAACTACAGAAATAGAGATTGACAACAGTAGGCATGTAGGATAATCTAGGACTATGGAAAAGAAAATAAAAGCAAACACAGACGCAGCGGAGTTTAAGATCATTGAGAACTCAAAAGATGAGCCTGATTTAAAAGCGGCTCAAGAGTTTGTAGGTGGTTACGTTGAGGGAATTACTTTCCCAAATGGTGACTATCTTATAATCAATGAAGAGGGTAAGTTAATTGGCTTACCTTTAAACCCCGAGGCAACAGCATTGTGGAGAATGACATTCGATAACGATAACTTTATTACAGGTCGTAATGATTTTGTTGTTGGTCCTGCAATCCTAATAAAGAAAGCCGCCCTAAAGATTTGGGCTAGCTAATCAAGAACCCTGGCGCTAACGCGCCAGGGATCCTAACCAAATCCCAATAATCAATCATAAGTTGTACCCAACCCCCCTTTTTGTAAAAAGGGGTCCCACTACTCTAGGTTGTATTGCTTGATTTACAGAGTTATAGCTGTTAAAAACATATCGAACACTTTAAAGTGCGAAAAAAATTTTATAAAAATTTTTATGAATTTAAATAATATAGACATAAGTAAACTACCTGCAGACGTTAGAAAAACTTTTAAAAAACTGCAAGTCATGCATGCAGAAAAAAAGATACAGAACAAAGCTAAAGATGATTTCTTATCCTTTGTCAAATGTATGTGGCCCGATTTTATAGAAGGATCTCACCACAGACACATAGCAGATAAATTTAATAAATTAGCAACCGGTGAAATAAATCGTTTGATAGTTAACATGCCACCAAGACACACAAAATCTGAATTTGCATCTTACTTGCTACCAGCATGGATGGTGGGCCGTGATCCAAAACTCAAGATCATTCAAGCAACGCACACAGGTGAACTCGCAATCCGGTTTGGTCGAAAAGCCAAGAACCTAATTGATAGTGAGGACTACGGAAAAATTTTTGAAACTAGATTACAAGAAGACTCAAAGGCAGCAGGACGTTGGGAAACGCAACAAGGGGGTGAATACTTCGCCGCTGGTGTTGGTGGTGCGATCACAGGTAGAGGAGCGGACCTACTGATCATTGACGACCCGCACTCGGAACAAGATGCAATGTCCTCGACCGCACTAGAGTCAGCTTACGAATGGTATACATCAGGTCCTCGTCAGCGTTTACAGCCAGGCGGTAAAATAATTTTAGTTATGACACGTTGGTCGACAAAAGATCTAACCGGTATGTTAGTTAAGAATCAAACAGAAGCTAAAGCAGATCAATGGCACGTGGTCGAATTTCCAGCGATCATGGACCAAGGATCAAAGCCCAAACCAGTATGGCCTGAGTATTGGAAGTTAGACGAATTAGAGAAGGTACAAGCAACTTTACCGGTTGCTAAATGGAATGCACAGTGGATGCAGTCACCAACCTCGGAACAAGGAGCTTTGTTAAAACGAGAGTGGTGGCGTGTCTATACAGGTGAAGATATTCCACAATTACATCACGTTATACAATCTTACGATACAGCGTTTCTTAAAAAAGAAACAGCGGACTATTCTGCTATTACGACTTGGGGTATTTGGTATCCGAGTGAGGATGAAGGGGCTAATTTAATTTTACTTGATGCTATCAAAGGTCGATACGAGTTTCCAGAACTACGGAGATTGGCCCTTGATCAATATAAGTATTGGATGCCAGAAACAGTTATTGTTGAAGCAAAAGCCAGTGGTCTACCTCTAACTTATGAGTTGAGGAAGATGGATATACCTGTTGTAAACTTTACGCCAAGCAAAGGTAACGACAAGCACGCCAGAGTAAATTCGGTTGCACCTTTGTTCGAATCTGGTATGGTGTGGGCTCCTGAGCAAAAGTTTGCTGAGGAAGTCATTGAGGAGTGCGCAGCGTTCCCATATGGCGATCATGATGACCTTGTGGATTCTACGACACAAGCGATTATGCGATTCAGACAGGGCGGTCTGATCGGTCACCCTGAAGATTACGTAGATGAAAAGGTAGAAAAACCTAAGAGGAAATATTACTGATATGGGAATAATAGCAATTAAAGGTTTAGGTAAAGCTTATAAAGAAGGTAGCAAAGAACTTCTTAAAAAATCTAAAAAGTTTCCAGGAGCAAAATCTGAAAAACAATTAAACGAAAAAGTAAAAACTAGAATTAGACATGGAAAAAAAGTTCCGGGAGTAAAAGGAAAAATTGATCCAGGTGATGTAGATGTTCATGCAAGAATAGGACGTACTGGTAGATACAGAAACTTAAGAGCAAGTCAATTAGTTGAGATGCGTAAAGGTAAAAAATAATGTCAAAGAAAAAAGGTCTAGATCTTTTACGCAACCTCTTATTAAAAGAGGCAGCAAAAGAGTCTGGTAAAAGATCTGGGATTGCACAGATTGGCAACGTAACAAGAGACATAGCTGAAAAAAAATTTCAAGCACTTGTCTTAGGCGCAAGAAAACAAGGTGTTGATCTAGATAATTATACTGAACAAGAACTTAAATATATTTTACAACTTAATAAACCACAAAAACCTAAAGTTATTTCTGCTGATTCTCCTGAAGGAAAACTATTCACTCAAGGTATGATGGACATGCTAGACAAAGCTTCTGGTAAAAATATTATTAAAGCAAATTTTGGTAAACCTTTTGTAAAAGAAGTTGAAAGTATGCAAGACATTGCAGATGCAAGATTAATTAAAGATATGTATCGAACTGCAGGTCCTAGAAATTTAGACGAAGATGCAGGATATCTTGCAGAGTTTATAGCAGAAGATGCCGGAAAAATTTTTGATGATCTTCCTGTTGAACAACAAAGGACATTTATACTTCGAGCAAAAAACGCTTTGAGAAAAAATGTTAAAAAATATAAAACAGAAGGTCTTGAACAAACGGCTAAAGTATTAAAAGCAAATCAAAACAGAAAATTAAATACTTTTAAAAATTTAGATGATAATAAAAAATTAACGGATGATGAGTATCAAGAGTTTTTAGATGAAATAGGGGGCGAAGATAGATTAGAAGCTTATGAGTTTGATGGCACAGCCGGATCCGCAAAAAGAATTTTAAAAGACGACGTGGAGTATGAACAATCTATGTTTGATGAATACAGAAAAGATAAACTTGATCCAGAAGACATGGCAGAAGGTGGACGTGCAGGTTTTAGAATAGGTTCAATTGACAAAAAACGTAGAGCATTCTTAAAACTTATGGGCGGTGCAGCTGCAGGTATTGGCGCACTTAAAGCAGGTGCATTAAAAATGTTTGGTAAAGGGGCAGCTAAAAAAATTGCAACAGATGTTGTAACAACACCAAGCGTTGCAGGTAAACCAGCATGGTTTGATTCATTGGTTAACAAAGTTATTGCAGAGGGTGATGATGTCACTAAAAAATTTGCAACTAAAGATAGAGAAATTGTTCATGCAACAAAAATAGATGATGATGCAACAGCAGTAGTTTATCGTAATTTAGAGGATGGAACAGTTAGAGTCGACATTGATGATGCAACAACAAATGTTATGGACGAACAAGGAAACGCAATTGTATCAATGGAATTTAAACCAGGTATGGCTGATGAAACAACCAAAGGTTCAAAACCAGCTGATGAGTTCACAGCTGTAGAAACTGATTATAGAAATTATATGGATGGACCTGATGATTTTGTAACAGAGGGTACAGAGAACACAGTAAATAACATAAAAGATTTAACAGCTGATCTAACTAAAGTTAAAATGTATGCAAAAGGTCAAAAGAAACCTACGATAAAAGAAATGATGATACAAAGAGACAGATCTAAAACTTTAAAACAAGCAGAAGAAAATCCTGCAGAGTATGCAGCAGATCGTGGTCCTGATGTTGATTATTCTGATTATGATAACTACGCATCAGGCGGACTAGCTGGAATGTTAGGAGAGTAATGCATCCAAAAGATAGAGCACAAATGATGGCGTATCTAACTCGCCCTGGTAAAATAAAAGTAGCTCAACTCGATAATGTTAACACTCCAGATCTAGATCAAACACCAGATTCAATTCTTAGACCTGGTGAAACGTTAGAAGACTTTGATGTAACATTTAGAAGACCTAACGCTGATGGTGGACGAGTGCCGTTTGCTAAAGGAAAGATGCCAGTATCAGTTGCTTTGGAAGAAATAGCAAAAGAACAAGGAACTAATTTTAACAGTGTAGATGAGTTACAAAAATTAGTTGCAGACAAAGTAGGTTATACACCTAACAAAAAAATTTTAAGACCAGGAAAATATCCTATATTAAAAAATTTTGAATATGAAGTAAAAAAAATTCCTTTTACTGATGAAGAAATTAAAAATTTTATTGAAAAAAACCCTAAGTATAAAGATGCATCAGAATCAAAAATAAGAGAACTTATATCGAGTCGAAAAAGCACTGCAAATTTATCGAATGAACAAAAACAAATTAAAAAAGATAGAACAAAAGAAGCAAGAGCAGCAAGATCTTCAGAGCAAATAGCATTAGAAAACGAAAAAGCTGCATTAAGAGCACGAGAGAAAAGAGGCGATCTACCTAAATATCATAAAGGTATAAGACCAGAAAATCGTTTATGGTCTGATTTTATTAGATCAGCAGAATCAAAAGACGGTTATTTTAAATTTAAAAATTTTGTACCTCAAAAAGGAAAAAAATATAATAAAACAGAAACAGAGGCTATTACTTTAGTTGATCGAAAAGGCAATGAATTTAAATTTAAATCTTTAATAGATGATATTAATAAATTTAGTGGTTATAAAGCAGATGATGTTCTTTTACCTTATAAACAAGTAGAGTTTTTAAGTACTCAAGGTTTAACAAAAGAATTAAGTAAACTTGCTGGAATTCAACCAGGAAGTAGACAAGCTGTATTTAACGTGCAACACATAGATGGCATTGCAAGAAATCCTTTTAATGTAATGTTAACTTTTGCAGATCAAAATCTTGCAGAGGCGGGTTCAAGAAGAACTTTTAATGCAGAATTTAAAAATGCAGATACTTTAGCTAAAAAGAAAGCAGCTGTAAAAAAATTTTATTCTCGTTTAGGTCCAGACATAGCAACTAAATTAGGTAAAAAAGAAGTAGGAACAAGACCAACACTTGAAACTTTATTAAATAAAGCTGGAGTAAAATTAACTAATGAACAAAGAGAAGCAGTACGTAGATTAAATATACCAAAAGGACAAGAAGGTTTTGTTGCGAGAGAATTAGTAGAAAATGCAGCAAAAGGAATTGGAAGATTTGGAAGAACATTAGTCAAATACGGCGTAGCACCAGAAATAGCTTTTGTAGGAGCAGAGGCTGCGGGTAGAACTTTATTAGGTGAAAAACCAACTGATGCTGCTTTAAAATCTATAGATACAATTACATTTGGTGCAACTGATTTTACGTCAGGTATAGAAGCAAAAAAATTTGGTGAATATGCTACAGATAAATTAGCTGTAGATAAATTTAAAGAAAGTCAATTTAAAGTAAATTCTTTACAAAAAGAATTAACATATCTTAAAGATATAACTGATCAGGGTGGTGAGGGTTATGTTGGTGATTTAAATTCTTACATAAAAAACACACAAGCACAACTGAAATTAGCAGAACAAGAATTACAAAAAAATTATGTTAATCCTGAAATAGTAGAATTTATAGATAGAAAAGCACAAGAGATTGCAGATGCACAGATGGCTAAATCAACTTATGCAAAACAATCATTACAACATCAAATGAAAGGTATACCTACGGTAAAAGATTATATGGATACAGAACCTAGTCGTATGTTTCCAAAACAACCAAGTCAAATGGATTTAAATTTAAAAATGTTTCCAACACCACTAGAAATTTTAACACTTGATGAAAATTTAAAAATTGGAAAAAAAAATTTATCCGAAGCTTCTTTAGAAGAAATTCTTAAAGATACTCAAATAGCAAGATTTCTTGATCCAGATAATAAAAATCTTTATCAATCACGACCTCTCTTAGAAGAACGAAATAGATTGAGAGGAATGCTTCCATCTCAAGTTGCTCAAGAATTTAGTCCCGAACAGGCTTATGGTGCTTCAGGCATTTTTGGTGGACAACGTGTAAGACCAACACCATTATATGATTTTGCAGAGGGCGGTGTAGCATCAGGTCCACCACCAGAATCAGGGCCTAATCCACAGGGGTTGCCTTCATTACTAAAACGTGTTAAGAACTTATAGGAGTATAAATGGCAGATATAGATAAAGGACTCCCGAACACTAGAACCAAAATTGATATTCCTTCGGAAGAAGAAATAGCAGAAGAGGTTACGGTTCAGGAACCAGAAGAATTAAAAGGACCTGTAGAAGTTATCCCTGAAGAAGATGGTGGCGCAACATTAGA